GGCTCAGAATCCTTTGCAATCATATCAATAATGTTTTCCATATTTTAAATAGGTATATATTTTATTTATATCTCGGCCGATTTGGTATCTTTTGATAGTTCTGCATCTGTTACTGCACTTTGAGATTCTAAATCATCTTCAACTGGTGTATCTCCTAAATCAGTGCCTCCAATTGGTTCTCCTGTAATTGGGTCAACTTGTGATGGATCTGGTAATATTCCATCTTTAATTTCTTGTGCAATTTGCTCATCAATTTCTTCAATTTCAGTATCAGATTGACGAAGAACTTTCTTACGAAGATATTCTGTTGAATAGTACTTACCAAGATATGGTTCAACAGTTGCAGCAAGACCTAATCTTTCATTCATCATTTCAGATTCTTTGAGTTCTGCGAACTGATTATCGTATAAGAAATCATATTGAATATGATCACTCATTTTCTCCCAATCTTCTGGAGTTACAATATTTTTTAGAATCAATTGAGTTCTTAACATGTCATTGAACATGTTTCCAAATCTCTTTCTTAATCTTCCAACAAACTTACTAAACTTAAGTTCATCTCTTAAAATCTCAGATGATCTTCCTAAGTTAAATCCACCTTCTGATGCGATTCTTGATTCTGGAACTCCGAGTGCACGATATAGTTTTTTCTGGAAGTATTCAATATCAGATAGTTCACCTAAGTTTTGGCCACCGGGAAGTGTTGTAATTTCAGTTCCACGACCACCTTCTCTTCTTGGTAGCCAGAAATCCTCCATCATTGACATGAACTTACGATCATCTCTAACTTCACCTGTTTGAGCATTATAAGCAAGTTTATTTCTATAGCGAGACATTACCTCTCTTAGGTATTGCTCTGCCTTGACCTTTGGAAGATTGCCGACATCAATATAGAATATTCTTCTTTCTGGTGCTCTTGATAATCGATAGATAACAAGACTATCTTCAATCATTCTTAACTGATTAAGTGCCTTGATTGCCTTATGCATATATGATAGACAAGTTCCTTTGTTACGATCAAATAAACCTGATGTTACATAAGTAATTGAATCTTTTGCGATCTTAATATTTTTCTCTCGACCTGATGCAACAGGTGACATAACACCAAGTGGATAATTTGGTTTTGGTGTATAGACGTAATATTCTTCAATATCAGGGTAAGCAGACTTATTTACATCCTTGATATTAGATAAATCAACTATTTGATTTCCTCTTGTTCCATTTTTACTTTTCTTTTCTTGCCTGACGAACTTCATTTTCATCGGGTCAATATATCTCAACTCCTGTATTCCGTCTTGAGGTCTTTTTACATCAATGACCTTCATGTAATATAATCTTCCGTCTACATACCAATTACGAAAAATTTCATGTGACTTCTTATCAAAGTCCATGATTTCTTTCAAATGTCTAAATTCAGATCTAATTTTATCTTTTAAACCGTCACTCGCATTTACATTTGATAATTCTATTTCGATTGGTGAGTCATAGAGATCACTTACAATCGCTTCATTAACTACATCTTCAATCGCATTGTCACACTCAGGGTGCAAAGCCATTTCACGATATCTTTTAATCAAATCGTATTCTGTTTTATATACTCCTTCTATGTCAACATACTGACCATAAAAACCGGACTGTATATAATAGTCAACCCCGTCCTCATTGTTCTGAGGAACGGGGGCGACCACTGAATCAGGTTTTTTATCTGAATCATCAATAGAGAAACCAAAAAGTTTAGGCATTGTATAACGTCTTTATATTCTATTATACACTATTTATCAAATAAATCAACGTCTAGTTGATTGCCTCTCCACCAGAATTAGCTCCGGTGCCTCTGATTGCTTCCCACCACTGGACTTGGAATTCAACTGTGAACTCTTCAACGCTATCAACTGTCTCGTAACTTAGATCGATTGCACTGACATTTGTTGGGAATACATCATGGAACTTGTAGGTTCTAAGTGTTGAACCATCACGGTCTAACTGATGAACATAAGCATCTGGTTGATACTCTGCTGGATCTTGTGAACCAGTTGCATCTTCCATGCTGTTAATGAAGTCCATCCATTTTTCCATTGCGGAACGGATAGCAAAGTCAACATCATTAATAACTGTGACTGTCCATGTGTCGAAGGTTCTGTCTCCAGCAATCTTGAGGATCCTACCTCTGAAGTTAACTTCAATAGGTGTGATGTTAGATGCTGGTAACTGAGCAGCTTTTACTAAGAACCTTGATTTTTCTTTTACGTCATTCTCGATAGCAATTGGATCAGGAAAGACGAGTTCCACTTCAAACAGATTCGGTCTTGCACCGCCACCGGCCATCTTGCTCTTGAAGTCGGTGATCGTTCTGAGTGGTGGTCTGTTAAATTGGGTTGCCATTTTCGTTAATTACCTCTTGTTAAACAGTTCCAATAACTTCATCGAACGAGATGCCAGTTCTTGTGGCAACGAATGTAAGACCAATAAAGTTAATTGACCTTGCAGGTTTAATGAAGATGTCTGCGACAAACTCATTATTATCTATGATGGCAGCAGTGTTATTTGTTTCATCACAAACAACTCTGAAGTCAAAGATACCTCGTTTGGACTGAACATCACGAAGGAATGGTTCAACAATGTTCACAAAGTTAGTTCTTGTGATCTCATCGTTAAATTCAAAGAGTTGATCTCTCGCTGCAGCAGATATTGCTTCTTCTATGAAGATAAACAATCTACGAACATTGATACGATCAAATGCAGATGCTTTTCCAAATCCAGTCTTGTCACCGAATAGGATGATTCCAGCTCCGGGTGAGAAGATCACAGGGTTAATTCTATTTCCGTATAGAATGTCTCTCTGTGTCTGATTTGGTGTATATGCAAGTTTAACTGCATTTAAGATTCCACCTCTTGCTGTACCAGCAGGTGAGAACCAAGGGAAGTTGTTGATGTCATTTCTAGCACAAGTTCCAGCAATGTCACCATTTAATGGTACATATCTGAATGTGTCAGAGAATCTATCAAACATATACTTGTATCCACTATCGAATACTGCATATGTTGTTGATGTAAGTGGTGCATAGAATCCAACCACATTATCTGTCATGTCAGCAGCAGAATTCAATGTTCCTGACCCAACTGAAGCATCATTCAGGAATGAACCTCTGTTAGGTGAGATAAATGCTACAACATCTTTTCTTATCTCAGCGATTGAGATGAGTTTGTTTGCTAATGCCTGTGCATCTGCTTGTGGGTAATTTGCAGAACCCATGAGTAAGAAGTCAATATCAAACTCTTCCTTGTTTTCAAACAAGTCATATCCTGCAGTGATGCCACCTAGACTTGCAGTCATTTCTCCTGCGTTGTAGTTTGCACCGCCACCGTAGTTTTTACCACCTGTGAGTGACTTTGTTAAAACTCCAGATCCAGCAAATGAAATACCTTGTGCATCTTGATCCCATGCTACATCTGTCTGTCTTGTAAATCCACCGTGTGCAAACGCAGTAGTAGTGATACCAGATGATGCAAGTGTTGGGCCACCCATTCCGAAAATATTATCAGAATTTGTATAAAGATACTTTCTCCAGTAGGATGGTGATCCAGCAGAGAACTCAGCGTCTTTTGCTTTTGAGAGTCCTAAGTGTTTTTCAAGAACTGTTCCAGCGTTTCCTGTAACTGTTCCTTTGTCATCAATTACAACAACATGAACTTCATCATGTCTTGAACTTCTTGATGCTGCATAAGATGATGTTCCGGGTCTTTCAGCAATTGAGTTCCAATTAATAGTGGAGTTACTTAAAGTAATTTTCTGCTGATCAAACCAGTCTAAAGGTGTTGCTGAAGTTGTTGTACTACCGCCACCTGTGTTAGCAGACATTCCGTAACTGATTACACCAGCACCGAATTTATATACTCCACCGGGTTGATAGTCTTTTGTAGTCTCAATACCAGCATTTGATACATGTGATACAAACTTGATACCAATTGCAGAACTGTTAACTTCAGTGATAATTCCCTTAAAGTAACCATCAAGTAAAGAAGTTGTACCAGCACCGGGTAAAACTGTTCCTGAAGGAACCGCTTGAGTTACACCAACACCAACTGTTAATGTAGTGATACCTGCTGTAACAATTTGATCTGCTTTTCCATCAATTATGCAAACTTTAAGATCGTTTGCCCAAGATCCGGGGTTTCTTGCTGCAACGATTGTGTTTGATAAGTGATTTAGATCATAACCTTTGTTATTATAATCTTGTGTACTTAATATTTTTATCTCAGGCGATCCATCGTCAGTTGCATTCGCTAGGTCGCTGTCATCCGATCTTACAACACTTAAGATACCACCATATGAAAGATATGATGATGCAGTCAACCAATATTCATAGTGCTTGTCTATGTCAAGTGGTTCACCAAATGTATCAATTAAGTCTTGTTCGTTTTCAATTGTAGTAGGTTCGTTAACTGGCCCCTTTTGGAAAGGTGCGACAATACCTGCTGCCTTAGTGGTAGCAGTGTCAACTCTTCCAATAGTTAAGTCAACTTCTCTTACAACGAGTCCGGGAGATGCTAAATTTAGAGGCATCTTTTTTTCTCCGTATAGTCCAGAATTAATCTGAAATTATTTATTAAAACCTATGTTTTTAGTGGGGAAACTCTGCATGAACTACCAATCTGGGTATTCCCATTTGTTACTTATCTTCTTTTTTGATTTTTTTACTCTTATTTTTGTGCAATCTTTACACTCATATGAATAAGATGATAGAGTGCTTCGATTCTTTCTTGTGACATAAAAATCGTCCATCAGAGTTTTCACAACCCCACAGACGCGACATTTTCTTTCTGTAAATAGTAGATGTTCTAATTCTACCTGATCATCTAAATCCATCATAAAATACTGATTGTTTGTGATCCATCTTTATTATCAGTTATCGTAATTTTTTTACCCGGAAATGATTTTGCAAGTAATCTTTTTAACTTTTGATTTTTAAATGGATTAATCATTAATAATAATCCCACATATATGATCGATCTCCATATTCATCAACTTTCCATAAATCCCCTGATGAATCAACAAAACTTGTCTCATCTAATCCATCTTGTATAAATCCAAATGGTGCCATGTCTTGTTCAATTTGATTTCTTTGTTCTTCGTAAAGTCTTTTTCTTATGTCATTATCAGTCAATTCCTTGAAATAGTCTTGTGCAACCAACCATGCAAAGATTACAAGACACATTGCTAAATCATCATTACATCCCTCTTCTGCCTCAAACGAATTGTGTTTTTGTGAGAAAGTGGTCAATTCTGATATAATTTCATAATCCTTCACCATTATTTTATCATCCTCAAGAAGAGTCTTGAGATTCGAGCATCCAAGTTTTTTCACTGCAGCAGTGGTTCTAACACCTAACTGAGTTTTCTTTCCAGAGAAACCTGTTCCAACAACTTGACCAGCACGACCTCTCATTGATGCCATCAATAAATTATCATACTCTAAGTCATAATGTATAATACTTGCAACCTGATCTCCAATATCATTTACCTCAACTAAAATAAATGCTCCATTATAACCTTTTGCTACATCATGAATGATGCTTGGAAATAGCATTGGTTTAATTTCATTATTCTTATACTTTGCAACTATGTTATATGGAAAGTTAGTTATATCAAATACTATAAACGCTGAATAATCATTACCCATACCACGAGCAACATCAACAGTTATAAGATACTGATGATTCTTAATTGGTTTTTCATGTATATCGAGTCCTGCATTTCGAGTGATTGGATTTTCATATACAAGATTCTTTAACTTTGCTGGATTGATAAGAGTATTAACAGATCCTAAGAACTCACATTCAAACTCAACTTTGAATTGTTGCTCTGATGTGTTTGCAATCGTTTGTTCTTTCCATGCTTCATCTCTTCCCGGAACCTCAGACCAGTGAACTTCAGTTGGTACGTATTCATTCTTACCTCTCTCTGCATCATGCCACATACGGTAGAAGTGATTCATACCTCGTGGTGTAGAAACTATGATGACCTTTGTGCTTTGTCCAGAAGATATAGTAGGATAAACAGAGGCAAAGAAGTCGTCAGCAATGTGATTCGGGATAAAAGCGAACTCGTCGAGAAAGATGACATTATAGGATCCACCTCTGACAGCAGATGAAGAAGTAGAGTTAGCTGAAATTTTGGATCCATTTTCAAGTTCAAGAGAACCTTTGTTCCATGCGATTATACCCTGTTGCATCCATTTTGGCAAGTTTTCATATGCTAACTGTAATCTACCTAACAAATCACGAGCAGTTGATGCTTTGTTTGCTAGTATAGCAATATTCACATTATCATTAAAAACTGCATAATGCAATAAGTATGATACACAAGTCGTTGACTTTCCAGTCTGACGAGGCATTTTACAAATATTAAATCTACTCTCGTGAAAATTTCTTATTAACTTTTCTTGAAAATCATAAAGACCAAAAGGAATTAGTCCACTATCAAGAGAAACTATCTTAATATATTTTCTTGCAAAATAAACTGGATCATCCTTACACTTCATAAACTCAAGAATATTTTCTTGAGTAAAGTTAATTAGGGTGTTTGCTTTTTTTAAATTCGGATTTCCAAGGTAAACATTATCAGACATAATTCAATTAACAATTCCAGCGTCTTCGTGCTTGTCTTAATCGACTATTCGGATCTTTTGCTGCTTTCGGAAACTTCTTCATTTGTCCTGCACTTCTTGCACAGTAACTTTTTCTCCTGTTTGCAGCCTTTGATCCTTTCTTTAATTTAGAAGGTTTTGTGGTTACAGCAGTTTGAAGTTTAGATCCGGGATTTCTACGACGATATGCTTCGACACCTTTCTTTGTCATTCCGGCACCGCTTTTTGTGGGTCTCTTGTGTCCAGACTTGACACTCATACCCTTCATATCGTCCTCAGATAACTTTTTTACTTCATCCTTACCCTCATAACCTATTTCATCTCTCCAGTTTACCATAGATTCACCGACTTTTTTCTTCACACAGTTTGGATATCTTTTACCAAACATGGTTTTCATACCTTTCTTTTCATAACCTTTCCAGCACTTCTCATCTAGGTTCTCCTCTTTCATGCCTTTTTTCTTTTTCTTAGCAGCAACCATTAAGTCCATCAATCTTTGCTTCTTAGAAATTGCAATCGCTGCCTGTTGTGCAGGATTCATCGCCTCACTTGTAACACCTGCTTTTGATCTTTCTTTTTCAGCGATGCTTTTGATAATCATCTTTAACTTTGCTCTTTTACCATATGGATTTGGTTTCTTTTCTTGCTTTCCAAATGCTGCCATTTGACCTGATGGTTTACCTGATCCTCTTGTAATACCATATGCCATACCTTCAGAAGTTGCTGTAGTATGTTGTTCATCAGGAGTATTTGATGCAAGATTTTTTGCTTTTTGTTTCTTAGAAATCTTTGGCCCACCGATTGGATCACCATACTCGTCTCTTTTCATTTCTCCTAAATCAGTTCTCCAATCAGAAGGATTGAGTGGTTCTGGTTTGATAAGATCCACTGTTTCTACTTCAGTAAATTTTATATCATCTTTTTTCCAATCCTGTATTAGTAACTCACTTTCAATTGCAGTTTCTTCTTTTTTAACACCTTTTGCTGTATCTAAGTAATCCTTTGATGCTTTATATAAAGGTTTACCTGTCACTTTATTTTTCTTACCTGACATATAACCTTGATATGCTTGTGTATTTGCTTTGGCATCAGCAACATTTATTTCATATGCCTCTGATTTAGGTTTAGGTTCAAAACGCATTGCTTCTGGTCTGTTTAAACCTACTTTTCTAGATACATTATTAACTGCATTTCTGACTGATCTGTTTAATCCTTCTTTGTCTTTAGCAGATAATTTTAATTCATCAAGTTTAACTGACTCAGATTTATTACCCCAGTTTGCAGCACCAACTTTACGACACTTAACTAATGCACCTGATGCATATGCACTTGGCCATACAGAATATCTTGACTTGACTTTATGATAACAGGCATCTTTTGTACCACTGCCTTTACCCTTCTTGTCTTTAACTTCAGTAAGTTCGATTTCTTCTTTCATTTTCTTTTTAGGTTTGTCAGTTGAAACATAAGTTGGTTTTGCAGCACCAGTTTTTGATTGTTGACCAGGATCTGCTTTTTTCTTACGACGTGCAGCAGATAATCTTTCTGCCTTTGTCATACTTGCTCTCTTTGCAGAGGAAACACATTTTGGTGTTCCTTCACCAGGTTCATCACTTGCACAAGTTCCACCTGTAACCACATTAACCCATCCACCTTTACCGTCCTTAGATTTAGAACCCTTGAACCATTTATGTAATGATCCCTCATTCATTTGTTCAGTTTTCTTTTTCATTGAATTGATAAACTTTCTATAAACGGCTGCTTCAGCAGTTTTACCCATCACTCTCGCTCTTTGCTCCATAGCAATTGCTGCTTGAATTTTATGAGCGTGTGATCGACCTGATTTCCTAATTTTTGCCACACTAGCTTTCGCTGTTGCGACATCCTTAAAACCAAGTCCATGAATAGTTCCTTTAGGATTTTCATCTGTATATAAGTCTGAATGTTTCTTTGAGTTTGCTGGTTGACCTTTCTTTCTAGGGATACGAGGATTTGATTCCTCATTCATTGCTTTCTCTAATTTATCTGCTTGTTTAGCATGAGTCTTAGATCCCTTCCTAAGATTTTTAACTAATTTTTTGATGTATGGTTTATCTTTCTTATCTAACTCCTCTTTCATATCATCTTTACTATCAAGATAATCAGCAGCAGTATCTAAGTAATCAGTTGCTTTAGTAATTTTTGATTGCACCCACGCTTTGAAATTATCTTTTTTCAGGGTATGGTTCTTAATTCTCTTTGATGCTCTCTTAGCAGTTTTCAACTGATTACGAATCATTTCTGGTTCATGATCTTTATGTTTCTCCTCCTCCATCGCTTGTTTACGAATGGTTGCGAAGTAAACTTTCTTACCCTCTTCTTTACCATATTGCTTCTGCATACTTTTCTTCATATCAGATTTATCATACTTTTTCTTTAATCTATCGTCTTTTCTTTTCTCCTTTTCAGTCATCTTTCTTTCGGGAAGATATTCATCTGTTAATTTTTTATTCACTGGATTTTTATTATCTATTGAAAGATCATCTCCTTTTATAATTTCA